TCACGCAACGGCAGGATCATCGCTGACTCAGGCGAGTCCTACACCAGACGCACACGGTGCATGGATGGACTCAAGCTACTCCAGTCGATCTGCGGTCAGGAGATTCAAGTCATCATCGCATGAACATATCTCTGGTACATCCCAGCTTCAAGCGACCTCGACAGGCGCATGACTGCTACAAGCATTGGGTGATGAAGAGCGACAACGCTTGTGAGTACGAATGGATCATCTCACTCAGCGACAACGATCCGACCGCATCCCAGTACATCCATATCTTCAGGCATGAGCCTGTCACCATCATCAGCACCGGAGCGACCAACATGGTCATGGCATCCAATGCAGGGGCGAAGATCGCAGGGCAGGACATCTTGATCCTTGTCAGCGATGATATGTTTGCACCTCAGGGATGGGACTCGATCCTGCTCGACTGGTTTGCTCGGCATCCAGACCCTGCGGTATTGCAGGTGCATGATGGCATCAGATCGGACATCCTTACGATTCCGATCATGAACAGAGGCGCATACGAGCGACTCGGCTATCTCTACCATCCCAAGTACATCAGTATGTTTGCCGACAACGATCTCACCGAGACAGCGAAGGCGCATGGGATGTATCACCTTGACGAGAGCATCGAGATCGAACACCGACACTACACGGTTGGCAAGTCTCAACTCGATGAGACCTACAAGCGTGAGAACTCAGCAACAGCATGGACACACGGACAGCGACTATTCAATCAACGACAGAAGATCGGCTTTCCGCTGTGAAGCCGTTGTGGACGATCTACATCCTGACCATCACCGGGAGGGAGTCGATGCTCGCACGACTTCGCACACGACTCGATCCGCAGGTTGACTGTAAGCCAGTGGAGGTGATCGTCATCAAGGACAACAAAGAGCATAGCATCGGGGATAAGAGGCAGTACGCAGTCACAACGTGCAGGACCAAGTACATGAACTTCATCGATGACGATGATATGATCAGCAGCAACTACGTTGATCTGATCTTGTCGCAGCTCAAGCGAGATGTGTATGGTGTCGGATTCAAGGGCATCATCACTACCAACTCAAAGCATCCTCTGGAGTTCGTGCATCGTGCCGGGCTTAAATGGAGCGACAAGCCAGAGCGATATGATGGAGCAGTGCGCTATCTTCGTCCTCTCAACCATCTCAATCCGGTGATGACGAGCATAGCGAGGGAGATCGGATACAAGTCGATCAGCATGGGTGAAGACTATGACTATGCGCTGAGACTCGCAGAGAGTGGGCTGGTTAAGGATAAGACGTTCATAGATCAGTTCCTATACTACTACCAATACCGATCCAACAAATGACATACACAGACTATCCCAGAGCGATCAGCGAAGCAGCGGAGCGAGGCATCAGGTTAAACGATGAGATGGGCAACCGATGCGCTACGCAGGTGGGCAAGGTGAGAGCGCAGCAGTTAGCGAACCGTGAGCCGATCACTACGATGACCGTGAAGCGGATGTACTCGTACCTGAGTCGTGCAGGGGAATACTACGATCCTGACGATGACACTGCGTGTGGGACGATCAGCTATCTGTTGTGGGGTGGTGAGCCTGCGTTGAGGTGGGCTGAGAGGGTGCTGAGAGAGGAGGGCGAGATTGAGTGAGTCTGTGTGTATCTTTGTCTTATGCCTTTCAAATCAAAAGCACAGAAGAGTTATCTCTACGCTACCAATCCGAAGGTGGCGAAGGAGTTCGCTCGCAAGACCACACCGAAGCAGATGAAGTCGCTGCCGGGTAAAGTGAAGAAGAAGACATGAAGCTCAAGGACAAGATCGAGAGACTGCTCGACTCATATGACGAGTACACGATGAGGCGAGACCTCGCTGAGTTGTCAGCGCACGATCGTCTGAAGATGATGGCTACGCTTGCGGAGTTCATCACTCCCAAGATGAACAGGCAGGAAGTGAAGACTGACGATGGTACTATCAACATCAGGATCATCCGTGAGTGACATCGCCATTAAGCTCAAGCGTCTGCACTCAGGTCAGGAGCGTGTCATCAGCGAGGCGAGTAGGTACAATGTATTGAAGATTGGCAGGCGATGGGGTAAGACCACGCTTGCGGTCAACGAGTTGTTGCCTAATGTCGCTCTCGATGGGAAGCCATGCGCTTACTATGCTCCGACTTACAAGGACTTGCACGATGTGTGGCTGGAGTTGAAGTACACGCTCAAGCCGATCATTGAGAGCAAGAACGAGCAGACGAAGCAGATGCGTCTGGTGACAGGTGGCGTGATTGACTTCTGGTCAATGGACGAGCCTGACTCAGGTCGTGGGCGCAAGTATGCGAGGGTCGTGATTGACGAGGCTGAGAAGGCGAAGAAGTTCAGGGAGGCGTGGACGCAGACGATCATGGCAACGCTGCTCGACTACAAGGGCGATGCGTGGATTCTCAGCACACCGAAGTTCGGGAGGACATTCTTCAAGGATCTATTCACCAGAGACGATCCGAGTTGGTCAAGTTTTAACTTGTCAACTTATGACAATCCGCACATCAATCACGAAGAGGTGGATCACCTGCGTGATCAGCTCGATGAGTTGACTTTCCGGTGCGAGATACTTGCAGAGGATGTTGACTTGGCTAACAATCCTTTCGCTTATGCTTTCGATGTCGACAAGCACGTGCATGATGTGGAGTTCGATCCGTACCAACATATCTATCTCAGCTTTGACTTCAACGTTGACCCGATCACCTGTATCGCAGTCCAGCACGTGAGTGGGTGCATCAATGTGATTGGGGAGTTCGCACTGCGTAACAGCGACATCTATCAGTTGTGCGATTCTATCATCGCCAAGTATCCGAAGGCATCGCTGATCGTGACCGGTGATGCGACAGGTGCGAATCGTTCTGCGCTCACTGCCGGGAACACCGGGTACTACGATGTGGTGCAGTCACGGCTTCGGTTAGGCAGGATGCAGATGCGTCAGCCTGCTGTGAATCCGAGCGTGAGGGATACGAGGGTGCTTGTCAACAGTCTGCTTCAGAACTACTGCGTGCGAGTTGACAGATCGTGCAAGGGGCTGATCACTGACCTGAAGTATGTCGAGGTGGACGAGGATGGTGACATCATCAAGGATCGAAGTACGGACGTTCGCAAGAGCGATCTGATGGACTGCTTCAGGTACTATTGTGCCACGTTTCACCGTGATTGGATTCGTTATTTATGATGTATATTTGTATAAAGATATAGACGATGGCACTATCGTATAAAATGATATTTGAAATACCAGATGCAATGGTGACATTTGGCTCTTCGCAATTATCTTATGTTGCTTATCAAAGATTCTTTGAGTACCCGCCAGACAATCCATTTGGACCTTTCACAGTAATTGACCAGATCAATTCATTATTTGCCAATAGCACTTTAGCTTTATTCGGTGGGTCGATAAGCATCAGCACATCAGTATCACCTATTCCAGATCCTGTGTTTGGTGCAGTCACGATATATACTGTTGATTGGACTGGATTAACATCTGATCCTGCATTGGACGATACGAAGGGTGAGTTTGTAAGTTGTGCATTGGATCGATCAACAGACGGAACATTCTTTAATTTTTATTCAGCCTTGATTTTATCAGAAGCGAGGTGCATTGACGAAGGTCTATGCCCTGACTGTCCTGAACCAACACCGATCGACACGACACCGTGCGACATCTGCTACGATGTGACGACAGATCCGTGCGAGAGTACGATCTTCCTGCCCGGTCTCGATGCTGACACGACATACACTCTCACGATGACAGACAACAATGCAGGAGTCAGCTACACCTATGAGGTGACAACTGACGAGACAGGTGAGGCATCAGTCATCATCGCTGACTTCCCGGTTGGTGCGTTCAGCACCTTCAGCAACTACACGGTGACGATCGTTGACGAGAACGGTGATCCTGCACAGGTGACGATTGGCTACACGACATACGATTGCTACAATCTTATATTCACACCATCAACAACAGTAACACCGCAGACATGATTAGCAATATGATTGACACGCTGATGTTCATGCTCATCAACAGTATGTTCATCAATGGTATGAAGTTAGC